ACAACCTAATGAAATATCGTCAATCAGTTCCCCAATTGACGATAAACCGTTCATAGCACTTTAACACAGTAAAGCGTTACTGTGCTACACTCATTGTTAAATTATTCACAGGTGTGCTACGCCACCCAGCATGGATAGTATAGCACACCTGATCGCGTTTGTCAACTCTTATTTTGCCATGCGGAAACAGCAGATACCGGAACCTCCAGACCCCCCTGCTAACCAACTAAATGGCACAGTTTCGGTTGAAGTTTTTGCATAGTAAACACCACCGCCACCGCCACCACCGGTATTTGCACCGCCATCAGCCGCCGCTTGGTAAGGATCGTATCTCCTACTACTCCATGCTCCAGAACCGCCACCACCGCTACCGCCGCTACTAACTACCGGTGTGGTTCCATAAAGATATCGCCCTGCGCCGCCGCCGCCGCCGTACAGTTTGCCACCGGCTTCTCCAAATTCTCGCGTTGTAGTTCCTTGTCCTGCTCCACCTGTGGGTGTGTAGCTACCATAGTATCCATTTTCGCCATTGCTGCCGTTACTTCCACCGGCCCCCCAATCGGAATTATTTGTAACGCCACCACCGCCGCCACTTCCGCCAGCGCGGCCTTCTGTGCTCCGTTTAGTGGTTACTCCTTCCGTTGCTTCACGATTTACATACCCGGATAGCCCCCCTAATGCGCTTAGAATATTGCCAAATGACGTTGTTTCTCCGCGAACTTCCTTCGTGAAACTGGAAACCTCCTGAGAACCAGCACCAATGGTTACGTCTATGCTTCCTTGGACATTTACATTTTTTGCGGTGCTGGTCAATCCGCCGCCGCCAGCGCCATAGCCTTCCCCGCTTCCCGGTGTCATTGTAGTGCTGACACGTACCTCTCCACCATGTCCACCACCGCCGACGCAAAACACGTCAATGACTATCGGCTCGAGGAACACAATGGTTCCACTCGTCAGCAGTTCCACCACGCCATCGGCCCGGATATTATACTCGCCAGTATACGTGAACTTGTCCGCTACGCCACCCTTGGCACAGAACCCATAATGAGTATTTACAATTGCCATAGTAAACCTCCTATATAATCAGCTTGCCCGTTCCCACCCACCACATATTCACTTATCCGACAATAATCACCGTCATTACAACGGGCGTCTCCGGCAACTTACTTGCCGTAAACGTCAGACTTGCGTTGCCCTGCGCGGTGCACCGGACCTGCGCGGCTACCGCCGCATCCCAGCTCTCCGCCGCGGGGCCAATAACCAAATTGCTTGCGGCAGTCACACCGGCCACGCTCACGCTCTGGGTATACAGCTTACCGGAAGTGCTCCAAAGCCCTGTATTCAGAGTCACATTCTGGCTGGTGCTCTTCTTCGCCGTCTCGCTCGCCACCGCAAAGTATTCAGCGGGGTGTCCGTCCAGCGTAGCCGCGTCCAGAGAACCCGCACCGGCCACCGTGTACACCGTCATCTGCGTACCGACCAGACAGGCCAGCACATTGGAATTGATGACGAACGCGCCAGCGCTCAGACCGGAACCGTCCGGCAGCGTGGCCGTCACTGCCTGCCCATCCACCGTGAACGTGTCGCCAGCGGCAAAGGCCGCGGTAGCCACAAATCGGAACATGGCACTTTTACCGCCCTGCCGCGTCAGCGTCTGGACCGTACCGACCTTGCTATGAGTAGCCGTGCAGATAGCCGCCTGCTGGTTGTCATACATGGCCTTGTCGATGGCGTCCATGTTCGGATTGTCGATTGTCAGGTGGTTATAGAGATCATCGCCAGTGGGCTTTTTGAGACTGAAATGTGTGGTAGTAGTGGGCATGATGTAAATCCTCCTTTACTTTACCAGGCTTGCGCCGTGGTTAATCAGATTGAAATAGGTGATCTGCAACGCGGACAACTGAGCGTAGGTCTTGCCCTTACCAGTCAACTGGCTATAGGTCAGCGAGTCCGTCATATGCAACTGCGCCAGAGTATCAAACATCTGCTGGACCGTCACGCTGGTGCCGTCAAAAGGATTGATAACCGTAAAATTCCGGATATCCTGCGACAGCTCGTCTTTCAGCCGAATATTGTTTTCCGCAATATTCAACAGCACAAACTGCTGCAAACCGACCACGCTGTCTTGCAACGCCTGTTCCAGCTCCGCGATTGCCGACGTATGCACGTCCAGCTCGTCCTGAAAACTGGCCAGCGTCTGGGTCTGGGCGTTGATACTGGCATTTACCGCGTTCTGGAACCTCTGCATTTCCGCATTGATCTGTCTCTGAATAGTTACGATCTGCTGTGACAGTGCCGCTATCTGCTGGTCAAAACTGCCCTGGTACTCGCTGATCGTCTTGACCTGCTTGAGTACCCAGTCCAAATTGAGATCATGCAGATTAGAATAGGGGAATACTTCAAAAGCCATGTTCTCACCTCCTAATATACCAGCAGACAGAACCGCCGTTTAAACTCCCCGGTGATAATGTCCACCATATTATACTTGGCGCGCATTTCCATTTCCTCGGTGATCATCTGCTGGTTGGTAGTCACGCCGATATTGCCGTGCAGGTGCCCGGAATGCGTCCCGGTACCCTTACTGGTCGCGCGGTCCGCATTCGCCATTGTGGAGTCATTATACGCGGCCACCTGCGAATTCGCTTCGTTGGTGCTTCCGTCCTCCCACTCCTCATACCGGTCGTAATTCTCAATGGGGCTGTAGCTCGCCGTCAGCGCGTCCTGCATTCTGTTCCAGCTATTCTGAGACAGGCCGCTCCAAATAGAGATTGCCGTCTTCATGGTATCCGGATTAGAATAGAGCACCTCCAGCTCCGCGCAATCCATCAGAATGTTATTGATCACCGTTTGTTTGTCCACTCCGGCGGGTACGTTCATAGGGTCGAACAGTGTATTATCCCACTGATATAGCCCCAGAATAGACAGACTACTTTTCATCTTCGTCTACCTCCCCGCCGTTCTCCGGCTTCTCAACCACTGGCTGGAAACGCCAGTCAACGGACAGCTCGCCGCCCAGCGACTCGCCAAACATCCGCTTCACGCGCTCACAGCCGTCCTGCAAGGACTCCAACCACAGCGCACATTTTGAATAGGTCTCAACGTTATTCGCGTTGATCTCGTCCACGACAGCCCTTTCGCGCTTCTCGGTGTTGGCGTTCGGGATACCGATATCCGTGGCAAACTGGTTTTCGATCTGCCGCAGAAGTGACAGGCCGTCTCCGGCTATGAAATTCTGCCGCAAATTCTGTTCAAACGCTTCCCACGCCTTGGAGCCATCCGGGAGCATAAGCGCCTTATCAACCACAACAGCGGGCTCGCCGCTGGTGATCTTGTCGTACAGCTTCTTGAAGCTTTCCGCCGCCGCCTTATTCCCGGACGTGAACACATAGGACAGCTTTGAGTTGACCACATTCATGGATACCATTTCAGACGTGAGTGCCATCAGCTCCGCATACTGTGCCACCATATCCATAATGCCGCCGAAATCCGACTGGAGCTTGAGCAATTCGCACGTCTCGCCAATTCTCGCCTCAATGCTTCGATTGATAAGCGAATTTGCAATGATCGCCCGCGTGGGCTGATAGAATACGCCATAACCGGCCAGTCCGCACATCTGCGGAATGACGCCGAAACGATCTGTATTAAACACGGCCACCACGCCCCAGCAGTACAGGGAATACAACAGATAGTCCCTGTTCCAATGTTCCGGAAGCTTCCACTTAAACACCGACATGGCTTTCTGTAGCAGATAGCGCTTGTAGTAGCGCACAAGCTTGGTGTTCTGGCTATGGACCGTAGAGGGGGAGACCTCCGTTAGTGCGACGTTCTGGTGATCGTAGAATACCGGCGCGCCGCCGTAACTACTCATAGAAAAAACCTCCCTCCAAATACGCTTTAATGCTCCGTAACTCGCTCTCCGTAGCGGGAGCCAGAATGTCACCATCCGCCGCCTGAATGTAACCGGACAACGTGGAGACCTTTACCAGCTTACACAGCGGCCTGCCCCGGTGCTGTACGTCCTCGTCAGTGGCATAGGTAAATGTCGCCAGCAATGCGGGCGTGATTTTCGTCATAGCGCGGCTTGCGTTGGTGCCGTTGGTCGCTACTGCCGTAGAATTTTCTACAGGCAGGCCGACCACCTCACCAATTTCCGTAATGGCGGAACGTGCCGCTTGGACGACCGCCCCCCACAAACCGCCGCCCGCTTGCGCGCGATTAGCGATAGAGGACAACAAACCTGCTGACACCTGAGAAAGCTGTACGGGGCACCCCACAGGCGCTTCCAAGAAAATAATAGGCTCGGCGCGATTATTCGCCGTTACTTTCAGCATTCCAGTCCCGTCGGCGATATTCGTCCAAATCTCTACTTCCAGACTTGTAGTGTCTATAATCAGGGCGGGCGGTATCTGCACCAGTCCGAAACAGGGAAGCTTGAGCGCGTAGGCGGAAAACGCGCCAGAATTCATGTACTTTCCGCGTGCCGCGGCCTGCGGGTGTTTCGGAATAGTGATCGTGCCGGAAAACATAGGTTTGGAGCTGGACGCTTCAAACTGAAACGCTTTACTGCTCATCGTCCACCAGCCCAATGTGATGGGGGCTGTACCTCCCGCGGTCTGAATATCGAACGGGAACCATTTAGCGGATACAAAATACTGCAACGGGTTAAAATTCCGCTTTTCGGCTTCGTCCACTATGCCCGCGTATTCGCCGGTGCCAAAAATTTCATTTGTGAAATTCGCCCACATAGCTGTGTTCATGGCCCAGTATGTAACGGCTCCGCCCGTTCGGCCCGCGATACCGACAACATAAGTGCCTTTAACACCGTCATAATTCCACGACTCCTGATCACTCCCCGCCAGCGTAAACGCTTTCTGCACCACGTCCAATTTCGCCGTGGTGGGGTATGCCATATCGATAACAGAGCCGTCCGACTGTGCCGCAGAGCGCAACACGTACAGCGTACTGTCCCCGATATAGCTTTTCCAACTGGCCAGCACATCAACAGCGCATTCCGCCTCCCACAAGCCGCGGGAATAGGTCCACTCATTGACGAAATAAAACCGGTCCACGGAGGGCACATATACATAATTATATACGCTCACCGCGTCCCCGGTAGCCAGCCGCAGTGTGGGAGAGAGGACGGAGAACGGAGTGTTAGCCAGGCATTCATACTCTTTCCCCGCCCCCGTTGGCTGTTTCGTGCTCCGGTCATATTTTTCGATTGTATAGAGTCTGACTTTAAAGCTCATATACTTTCCTCCAAAGGGAGACCGGTTGCCCGGTCTCCCTCAATGCCATTAGTCCAGCAACAGGACACAGGCTTTCTCGGTATTGTCGGAAATGGTCTTGAACGTGGAATGATAAAACTCATTCCAATAGCCGCCGCGGGCGTTGAACGGAGTGGGCTGCGCCCAGTCGTTGACGATGGCATAACCCAGAGCGTCACGATCATGGATGACGCCGAAAATACCCGCTTTCTCCACCGGCTTCGCCGCTTCCACCTGCTTCAGCGCACCGGTGGTGTCGGTATACACGGGGGCGATTTCGATGGTGTCAGGCGTCTCGATATTCTGCCAGAAATTAACCGCGTCATAGGTCGCGTACTGGAGATAGTTGTCGTTATAGGTGTCGGACAGCACCATGGCGTTCATCTGGTCCATAGCGGGCGCATAGAGCGCGATACGCAGATTTTCCGGGTTGGTGTGCCGCAAGACCGGCTTGGTATTGATAACGGTCTGGAACATCTGGGAACGCTCTGCGAACATCCGGGAGATCGTCTTGATACGCGCGTACACCCAGCGCATAAAGGGCGCAAAATTGGCGGGCTGGTACACACTCTGCGCAGTCAGGGACAGGCCGGTGGCGGCGTTGTAGTCGGTCAGCAGGTGGATAACTCGACTCGCGTTACCCTCGGACAGCAGGCCGCCAATGAAGTTGGCCTGAATGCCGCGTCCGATACTTTCCTTGTAGCTCTCGCGGTCGTTCATACGCTCCGTCATGCACATAGCATTGTAACGGCTGAACTCGTCCGCGCTTTCAAAGGCGGCGTCAAACTGATCGCGGAACATGGTGTAATGCTGCTCATAGACAGCGGTGCCATAGAAATTGGTTTGCAGGGTCTCCTGCTTCTTAATGGCATACATGTCTACGCTCTCGCCGTTGCCCAGAGGGTTTCCGGTCTTGGTGGCGTCATAGGCCACGGGGTACTTATAACGATCATCGTCCACCATCTCACCACTGACGGGGGACAGCTTCCGCAGGGCGTTACCGTAGCGGGGCATATCCATCATAAGGGAGTCCATGGGCGTCCGGTAGTCGCGCACGGAAAAGATCGTGCGGCTCCAAATCTGTGAAATTGCGTTGATAACGGGGTCATAGCCCGTTTTCAACGCAGTCTGCGCTACCGCTACAAAATCCTGCGGCGTGGTGATCGCGGTGATCGCTTCCTGGCCGGTCGCCTGCTTGACGATATCGGTCAGAACGGTTGCCGCCTGGGAAAAGGTCATGCTATTCATATTGTAAGTACCTCCTTATTATTTCTCCCCGTTCTTCGGCGGGGCAATAATACTTGACAGGATATCCTGGGCGCTTTGCGGCGTGGGCGGGATAAGCTCTGCGTTTTGCCTGTTCTGCGCCTGCATGGTCTGCTTGAGCGTCTGCATTTCTGCAAGGATCGCGGACAACTGGTCCTGTGTCTGCTGTACGGGCTCCTGCTGAGCCGGCGCGGGCTCCTGCTGAACCGGCGCGGACTCCGCCTGCGACATCTGCGCTATCTGCTGTGCGGTGAACCCTGCGCGGGCCAGCGCGATAATATCCGAATAATTCATGTCAGTCCTCCATTAAACTTGTCAGTGCGTCCATAAAGCCGCGCGGTGTAGTCTCAACGCCGTCCACGTACCAGCTAAAGCCATCGGATTTGGAATAGTCAAGACCAAAGCGCGGCGCGCCGGTTTCCTGTTCGGCGCGGTCGGGCTCCACGTAGGTTTTCCCGAACCACTTGCACAGCGCCTTTGTATCGGCCCGTGCAATATCCTCCATGTGCGTATGGAACCACGCCGCATCCTGCGCGTTGTCGTGGAATATATGCTCCTGATAGATACATACGCCGGTGGTGTTTCGTAGCTCCGCCAGATTGCCGCCATAGCCGCTGGGGCGGGGTACGCACTTCACCGCGCCGGGGTAAATGTCTCGACGATACTTAGCAAACAGCTCGCACAGCAATTTCCCGCTCGCGCTGTATGCGTAATACATGGGGTGGTATCCGCTTGCGGTGCCGTTGGCGCTTGCGTTGGTGTGGCTTACGAAATGCACCCGCGCTTTCAGCTTATTACTTTCGGCAATAGCCTTGTTCATCAGCGCCGTGCCGTCCTCATTGGACATAGGGACACGGCGCGGGCCGCGCGCATAGGTGATCGCGTTGGCCGTCAGGAACTTTTCCAGCACGTCCAGATATTCGTTGTTATGCAACGTCTCATAGCAGGGCTGCCCGTCTGGCCGGTGATAACAGCAGTTATTCTGCCGGTGATATGCCGGGGACAAATAAACATCAATCGGCATTGTCTTCATCCTTTCTCAAGATAGAGGAAATGGCGGGGGTGAACGGCTTAATATTCTCAATGATACTCCCCACTTCCATCAAAATACAATAGCAGGCTCCGGCGCGGAACGTGGGCAACTCGAACGTGATACCCAGCATAGGAGCCGCATATTCCACGCCGTACAACAGACCCAGCACCATCAATTCGCCCGCCTTGTGGAAAAGGCCCTGTCGCATGACAGAAGACTGGAAATCTTTTTCATAAAGGGATTTGACCAACCCGGTCAGGATATCGGCCAGAATACAGGCCAAAACACAAATCAAGTATACTTTCATGGTGCGAACCCTCCGATGATAATATGATAGGGCGGTGGGCTCATGCACCGTGCCCGGTGCGCGTCCTCGCTTCCGGCGATTGCATATGGACACCCACCGCCCATCTTACGATAAGTATAGCGCATGGTTTAGGCTTTGTCAAGCTTTTTTTCAGATAACTCAAGTGCGCGCATCCGCACATAAACATAATTGTATGCCTGACACATTCCGCACTGCTCCGCGGTGGGATTTGGAAGTGTATCGAATTCATCTGCCAAACGGTTCATTTCCTCTTTCAAACGTTCCCATTTATCACTCTTTGCCATTGTCAACCTCCTAACTAAAATACTTAGTGAATAGAATTTCACAGACCGTTTCCTCGAAAATGACTTGCTGGGTTATATACGCCTGCCATATCCAACGATAGAGAGTCTTGACACGCTTCATGTCATTTTGACCGGTGCCGTAGGTGGGCGGGCTTCCCTGCTTGTGCGTAGACACGTAGAGCGTGTGGCGGGATTTATGCCGATAGACTGTAATCTCGCCTACGGACACAACCGGGGATAGCTCTTTTAATGGGAGCTTGCCGGTGAACTCGCCCCATTCCTCCGGCGGCTCGTTGTCAAGTGCCGCCTTTGCATAGTCGCTCTCGCGGCCCAAAAATCGGTAAAGGGCTGTATCTGCTTTCTTTTCGCCCATAGGGGAGTCTTTCAGGACGATTAGAAGTAGGGACCTCGCGGGGTCCGTGTAGACCATTGTACCGTTCTTTTTCATTTTCTCTACGCGGGAAACAAGATTGAGATAGCACAAAAGATCTGCGCCAGAGTTGTTACTGTTTCCAATGCAAACCAGCTTCACCGGCTCGTCACCCTCCAACTCGCGGTTGCGGTTGATCGTCTCGTAAGCGTCCATCAGAGCCGCGCCCTCGTCGCGAATTTTTGACTCGTAGAGCTTCGGGATACATTCCTCAAATAAGATAGTGCCTATATCGGAACCGTCAAAACCACGCAAATTGGCGAACGTGGAAACCGCCGCCGCATAGCCTAACAGATCGCCGGTGCTATCATCATAGAAACCGGCGGTCTGCTTCGATAGGCTTTTTACGTCTGTGACAGTGTGGCGTACCGCGTCCAGCTTTTTGAATGGGGAGAACTCCGGCTTTGCCACAATGTCAATCTGTGTTTGTAGGCGGCGAAAATACATGAACCGGTCGCCCTTGGTAGCGCGTTTACGGAGATAATCCAGAGCACCGAACGTCTTACCGGTGCCGCGACCTGTCAGCACCATAATGAAATAGTACGGGCTGGAAATGATTTTTTCCATATCCAAATAGCCGTTAGGTGCAAATATTTTCACTCACTATCACCTGCTTCTGAAACTCATAGAGAATAAACCCCGCCGTTGCGCTGGCCGCTTTGACACCAGAGGGGAAAGCCACCTGCGTGGCTCCCCTCCGCGTCTCGGTCACTCTCCCGGCAATCTGGCCGAACTCAGGAACTTCCAACACAAACGGGTAAGCAATACCCGTGCGGCCCATCTTAATGTTATCAGTTAAAAAAGTGACCGTCATAATGTTACCTCCTTAAAAGAATTCGTCCATGGAGCTGTCGCGGTATTCCTCGGCGGAGTAAGCCCATGCAGAAATCCACAGCACCTTTACATCGGCTTTCTCCTGCACGGTCTCTGTGCCGACCACCTCACCAGTGGCGGGGTCAACCTTGTTGTTCACAACGTTACGGGTACGGATTTCAGTGGACAGATTACAACCGCCCCGCGTAAGATCGATATTGCAGGGGCAGCACTTCGGCTCGCCGCAGGCGTTCTGAAACTTGACTGCCACTTTCTCCCCATCAGGCAGAGTGGTGACAAAGGTATTGAACTTACGTCCGTCCTTGGTCTTGCGAGTCTTTGCGAAAATGGTCAGGGTCAACGTCTTGCTCATAGTATTCTCACTTTCTCCCCGTATAAGTCCGTTAGGGCAGACAATTTAAACATAGTCTTACAGCCAACCAATAACATTAGAAACTTGCTCAATCTGCACTTTATATTTAACGGTTTCGTTTCTAATCTAATCCCTTGCCGTCTTAACCGCGTCTTCCTCTGAGTAACCTCTAATTGTTTTGAAGCGTCTATACTTCCCGCCCGCGGAAACATAGCTAACCTTTACGTTATAATACTTTATTTCTTTATCGTACATTATGCTACCTCCTGCCCATCGGCACTATTATAGTAACATATCTGCTACAAATTGTCAACAGAAATTTTGCAAGTTTCTAACAAATTTCTATATTCATCCGTCAAAGAAATAGTATACGTGCTAGGCCGAATGCAGATATTAGGGGACATTTCGATTTTATGACCGTTCAACATACGTTCTGCGTATGGCGTAGAGTCATTGTAGACACTCTCGGTACCTCCTGCGTCTATGAATGTAAAACCCTCGCGGAATGCTTCAATGCCGCCGCGGCGAGATAACTCCGCACCACCTTTCTTTTTGTTGACGCCCGCAATGGTAACTTGGAGCTTGCCGTCCGCGTGTTCAAAGACATACTTCTTTGCGCCCAGCGTCTTGAACTTGGTGTATGGCTCCTCGTCCTCGAATACGCCCATATAGTGGCGCTTTCCGTGTGGGTCTGTGGCGTATGCGCCGCTCTGAGCGCTGGCACGGACGCGCTTGCGGTTATAAGCCGTCCAGTCCACCACACCCAGATATTTACAACTGTCAGTGTCCACATACACACAATTATGCCCGCATAGGTCTATGCCCTCTTGTAAACGAAGACGCGCCCATGCTGTTATCCATACGCCCCACTGATAGGCAAGAAATGCGTGTTTGGAGAACTCCGCAAGCAGACTTTCAGGCGGCGCGTCATCCTCGGTGAATTCGCCAGTGCCTTCATGGTAAATAATATCCTGCTTCACCGGATCTTGCGCCATCATGCCGTAAATACCATTCAATAGGTTTTTGGACTTGTCATAGAGTAGTTGTTGGCCGTCCACACCTTTAAGGTTGGTTTTCTTGGTGTAGTAGTCTATTGTGTTCACGATCAGAGCGCGAGGTAAATAGCCGTAATGGCTCCAATAAGCTTTCGTCACCTGCACGTCAGAAAATTCATACTGCTTTTTGATAATCCGCCAGTCAATATCGGTCACTGTCATTTCTATAAAGTCAGCATTCAACACTCGACCGTTATCATTACCAGAACGAACACAGGCCGCGCACTTTGCAACGCTGATATAGGGGAAACCGTTGTATGGGTCGGAAAGCTCCACGTCGTGGAGCAGGATAGTGAATACCAGCGCACGGCGGTCTTTCATCATCTTTTCGACTTTCCATATATCAGGATTAATGATTTCCCGGAATTTGGTCATGGGAAATTTACAATTGCAGATAACATCCGGGTAACTACTGGAACGATCGGCGGACTTCACATTTTCAAGTATCATCCCGGAATAATATCTGTTGGCGTGGGTATTGCCGCCACGGAACGCCTTGCGGAGTATCTTGTAAATATCATAGTCCGGCAATATGTTCTTAACCACCTTACCGCTGTTGCGCATGGCGCGCTTACTGTCGGCCCGAACGTAACCGGTGGACGTGAGCGGGATTTTATAGAGGTTATCACTGTCTCGCTCCATTTCGGCGCGATAAGCTTCGACCATGCCCACCACGTCATTGGTGATATACGCAAGCTCAGTTTCGGACAGCGGTGTGTCTGGGTAGCGCATAATATTGTAATTGAAATCGTCGCCGGAAAGCTTGCCGTGCTCCACGCCCATTTTGGCCGTCCAGGTAGCAAGAGACATATTAGAGTGGAGCATGGTACAACGAAACTCAAGTTTACCGTTCATAGTAGCTTTAAGCACGCGCCGGGACTTGACGGCAAATACTTCATCGGTTTTCCATTCGTGAACCGCGCGCAGAAACTGAAATTCGTATGAAAGATTATGGACCAGCACCACCAGCATGGCATTGTCAAGTACGGCTTCGATCTGCATTATGAATAGACGAAGTTCGCGCCAGGTGTGACCGATGACAACGCCCACGCCCTCGAAATACCATTGCCAAACGTACATAAAGGATTGATCTTCGGCGGGGATACGGGTCGTTTCAATGTCAAAGCCAGTCAACATCTGCTTGTATACGCGCCGAACGGTGGTGCCCTGATTGCCTACACTACGGCGCTCGATATCACAGTTTTTAATTGCGAATAGCGGAAAATCCGCCGTAGTGTAGTATTTCATGGTTAATAACCTCTGTTTCGTAAGTCGGCGGAAGATACGCGATTGCCCTCTGACCTGCGCGTCGCTTCTGCCCTTGCCGCCCGCTCTTTACGGTATACTTGAAATTCCTCAAAAGCTTCTCGCGTCTCCTGCTTCGCCTTGGCCTGCTGGGCCGGGGTCTTCTTTCGGTAACGCTCCATCTGCTGAAACTGCGCGGCCACTTCGTTCAAATCATATGGGTCGGGATTGTTTTCTTTTACCCATTCCAGAAAATAACCCCACTCGCCCACATTGTTCTTATTGATAAAGGCAAACCCATATACCTCGCGCCACGTCTGGACTGTTCGACGCTCGAATTCGCGCATTCCCTGCACAGTGGACGTTGCAGAGGATAGGAACCGGGCCGCGTCCCGCATAGCATGGGCAAGCTCTGTTTTATTCATGCGCGAACCGCCACGGAAGCGCCCTTTGTTGGTTAAATACTGTGCGCTATTGACGTATTCGGAGTTTTTCAGCTCTTTCATACGGGTCAACGCTTCTGTACGCATACGGTTATATTCGGCCAACAACTCTTTACGGGTATGCGTCTCCCGCATATCGGATACCAGGGAATAGGCCGCAATATCATATGAGAACTTAAACGGCTTACGTCTTATCGCTCGCGCCATAAAACAACCACCTCCCGCATTTGGATAAAGGACCATTTACCATCGGGCATAGCGTCCACGATCTGGGCCAACGTGGGCGGCTTCTGCCCGGAGTAGCGCCAGAAGTGAAGCGCCCCGTTTTTATGCTGGAAGACTACTTCCCATGTTCTATTGTCGGGCATCTATATACCTCCTTGTTATGTACGGGTCCGGAAACTTGCGTATTTCAATCGGCTTTTCATAGATCGCGGGCATTACGCGGGCCCGCTGTATTGCGTCCTCAAGTGACCAATAACGCTTCGGTCTGTAATCCCCATCGCAGACGAACTAGCCGGACGGATGGACTACACGATAATATGTTTTAGACATGGCGTCACCTCCTACTGTTATTGTACCGCCGTGTGTCTCCGGAAGCAAGTAAAAAACTTCCAATCGGTTATCGCTTCTTTTAATACCCGCCATAAGTATAAAATTGATATTGACATCACCACCCGGTTATGGTATACTACACATGATAGAGGTGGTGGCACTACGTAACACTTTAGTGTGTTAAAGTGCGCGCACCGCCTGAGGGCTCCGCCCTCAACCCGTATGGTGTCCGTGAATAATTTAACAAAGTGTAGTACAGTAACGCTTTACTGTGTTAAAGTGCCCTTAGACGAGTTCAAACAACATTGGATAAGCACGAACAGATCG